TCTTGCCAGTAAATATCTTTTGGCAAATCGCTATTATCGTAAACGTCTATCAATATAACCGCGCCTTGCTTATAACCGCGCAATGGCTTGTTTATTAGTAATTCTATTTTGCTCATAATTTAAGCCTAACATACAAATTTTTAAAAAACTATACTACGCAACATCATCATCCAGATTAATAATTTGCTGCATTTTAACTAATCCGTCATCTGATAATGAGCTTTCAAAATCCATATAAATATCTCTAAATGCCACGCTTATATCATCGTCAACGGTATCTTGATAAGTTAAATTGTAAGTTGTTTCATAAATAAAATCATGGATGTAAGTTGAGTTTTCATCTAGTCCAAAATTAGAACCAGCAAAAACCGCACCCGATATAATTTCCTCAAAAGCTGGCTGGCTAAATTTTATTCGCAATAAACTGCGATTTAAAGGTACTAAAATATCATCGGCATCATCTCTAGCAAATGCAGCTGACGTTTTATGGGTAACTGGTATAAATATATAGACGTGAAACGCCTGTATTATTAACTGCCTGTAGCTTGTCATTGTCGTGCTAGTAAATATCGCATCTGTTGCCTCGCTCCTATCCTTATTAGCCGCAATATTTTCTACAACAACATAAGCCCATAACTTACCTGGCGGTTGCTTTGTATAAGATTGTCGCGCCCTTTCCAAATCCAAAGCCCCCGTTATTCTTGGCTTTATTTTCATTTTGATGTCGCCATACGCTGGCGAACCTATTGTTTTTTCCAGCTCAAAAGTGAAATTATTGTCATCAACTTTTGTTATTTTGTGCCATCTGTTATAGGTAAATCGCTTTAAATCCTCAAGTAGCAAAATAGTTCCTGTTGCTGTCGCTGGCGCGTCGCTAGCAATTTCAAAAGTGAATGTTTTCCTGTTTGGAACACTTAATAGATTATGAATTCCATTATATTGGCTTTCATTTGCTCCAATTATCTGCACAGTAGTATGATATCCCAGCGTTAAATCATGAGTGCTTGAAACCTCACCGTAAGCAATGCCGTCTATTTGTGTTAAGTTAATAATTGAATTTGGCATTAAACATCCTGATATATGAGCATAATCATTAGTCTGTAAAGTATGCAGAGCTGTTGTTTTGACATTTGCAGTTAATACGCTGCTTGTTATTTCATCTACTGCGACATTATCAGTAAATAAATCAGTGTAAAACGGCAATCTAAACCTTAATTCTTTTACAACATCTGCTGCCTTCATTTCGATATGCTCTCTTCAATGTGTTTTTCAAAAATTACCTCTGCATTTCTATAATTATTTTCTATCGCTGGCTTTAAAAATGGTCTTGCAGCCATCTTCATTGTTCCATCTTCTAAATATTTTGGATAATCAATAACATGCTGCACAGAACCGCCAGTACTTACAACATCAGTACTTGCCCGCATAGTAACGGAATTTTTAGCACCAAAAATCATAGTATTGCTTCCTGATACTTCAAAATCTACAGAAGCCCTAAGTCTTCCAGTTATAACCGCAGGGGCTTCTCCTGGCGCGCTCGCTTGGTGTACTGTTCTTATGCCGTTTTTGACAATAAAATACAATCTTCCGCTTTTAGGCTTTTTATTAATCAGCGCAACACTTTCTTTTTTAAGCAGTTTTCCAAGCTCATAAAATCCCTTCCTAACACCATCTCGCGTTAAATCAGCCATATTTTTTGTCTTTATTAATACTTCCTTATTTTTAAAATCTGCCTTTATATCAAACATATTAGTTTAAGTTTATTGGTTTGTTTGTTGCGCCACGTCTCGTACATTCTAACTTATGAAATCTGTCTCCTTCATCAAGGTTTGTAACCGTTAAAATATCAAAATATTCATTAATTTTTCCATTTAGATTTATTAATTCAAGCCACTTTTCAAAAGTCACGTCTGCAATATACCTTATATAAATATTCGTTGAATTTACCCTAATAATATTACTACCGTCAAAAACCTTATCCCCTGATTGTGACTCAACCATCGCCCAAACGGTTTGTGGCGCACTAAGTTGCTCCGTATATTCTGTGCTATCTCCTGACGGCGGAACTATTGACCGTGTGTGGATTACAACCTGTCTATTTAATGATCCAACACATACTCTTGTACTCTTTCTTGTGATTTTATTACAAGTAGCCATGTTAAATATCCCATATTCTAATTAAGTAATAAAAATCTTTAGTTGTTTGTGGCAATGCGCTTTCTGCGCTTGATAGTAAATTGCAATCGCCCCTATCTTCATATATTGCTGCTATATGGCTTAAAAGAGCTTCCTTTACATCGGCCGGAACAAAAGTATTGTCCGCCCCATATCCTGCCGTAAACTCTATAGTGATTGATTGTAATTTGCTATCAATATCAGTAGGATATTGACTTTCTTCTTTTAAAATAATTTTACTAAAATCCGTTTCATCAGTTACATAATACAGACTTGAGTCAACATTAATAAATGAGGCATTAACTGAATATTGAAAAGCCTCTAATGTTTGAAATCTTGACCTTTTTAATTCTATGCAACCATTAAAAAAGTCACGATATGTCATAAATTTTGTATTAATGAATGTTCGTTTGGTATATTTTTCGCCGATTAATGTTGCCGCTTTTATTAACGATGTTAAATACGCGTCTTGTGCGGTTGATGCAATATCTAATCTTAACTGTGTTTTAACTTCAAGCAAAGTAACCGCAAGTTCTGTTGGCGCGGTTAAAACTTTATAAGTATAAGCTTTTGCATCATAACACATCGTTATTTTTTCTTTTTATTGTATTTTCTTTTTATTCGAACAGAAGTATTGCTTTGCAAATCTATCATTTTATTTTCGTTTTTCTGTTCGCAAAATTCAGCATATCCATGCTCAACCATCTCATCAGCCATATCATCAATCAAGTCATATGACTTGCCTTCCATAAATTCCGGCATATTAAGCTTCCATTTATAATTTTTTATAGCTTTAATTTGCTTCATAATAAATCAACCAACCATTTAATTTAAAGGCGGTAAAGTACGTCTACCGCCTTTGTTATCTAACAATTACGCATCAACAGCAGTAGGAGCAGTCCTCGGTGCGCTCTTAATAGCAACAGCAGCAACAAATCCACTAGCTGTTCCAGTAGTAACCTCGCTTAATCTGACATATCGCTTTTTACCGACATATCCAATTCTACGCGTACTATCTGAGTCTGCAGAGCCACTAATTACTGCAGCAGCTTCCGTACCAATCAAAAAGTCATCAGTAACAACCGCCGCATCTGACAATCCAGAGTCGTCCCCATCCTCTATAACGGGAGTAAATACTCCAGTTGTTATAGTTCCTGCCAATAAAACAAAATCTAAACTTTCAAATCCTGCGGTATCTATAATATTACCTGCAGTTGTAGTATCAGATACTATTTCCTGCAAATTTAAAGCCGGCTCTGTCTTAATGAGCGTTGATAAATCTATACTAGACATTTTTATTTCTCCTAATTATACAAATTATTTTATAACGTTATAGCAACTTTCATTTTAACAAATGCCTCTGGTAAAATAACTCCGCCAGTATTAAATCTGTGGAATATAAATCTTACCTTGCCTTCTGCCGCCAGCGTATTATCATCACGCAAAACAATCATCATAGTATGGTCGCCGATTAAATAACCGCGCATAAAATCACCAAAAATTATTGGATATTTATTTGCTGCGACATCATCTAAATCAGGAAGTTCCGCATACGTATAACCGTTTAGCTGATTAGGTATTCCAGCAGCAATATTACCAACCACCCACAAGAAATTTCCAGCAGTAGCAACTTCGCTTCGTAATATTGCCAAGGTGCGCCGATTAAAACCATACATCGGATTATAACCAGTTTTTACTTCACCGGTCATTTGAATAACGGCAGATAACGGGACATCCGCGGCAACTCCACTTGGAAATGAAGCAACCTTAGTATTAACCATTATTCCTTCTGGCTCACCAACTCCAGTACCTTTCAAAAATTTAAGCCCTTCTTTCTTGGCATAAGCTTCTGAAATATCGGCATTAATTTCTTGTGAAATATTAAATGCAGCTTGTGACAATTCCTCAACAGTAACAATAGTTACGGCACTGCATCTATATAATTTAAGACTTTCTTGTCCGTATTTTGAGTTATTAGGAGCAGTAGTAGCACCCTCACCCTCATATTTCACATCCACCAAATTTGTACGCACAGGCATTAACATTCTTGGACTTGCCGTAGTTCTAACTCTAGCCATGGCGCGAATTGGGGACATTTCAGTAATAGGCTTTATAATTTCATTCACATATTCTGGAGGAGCTAAAAACCCACCGTCAACATTGCTATCAGTGCGCAAATATTTTCTTTCATCATCAGTAATTGAGTTCTTACCTTTATGCATAAAAGTTTCAAAAGCCTTCATCCCTGCTGACTTTTGCTCTTTAGACATAGTGTTATTAGTCATGTATAACTGACGCTCTAAATCCTTATATTTGCTTTCAATTTCAAGCTCTTTCTTCTTTGCTTCTGCTATAGAAAGCACTAATTTTTGGTTAGCGTCTTCTTGAGCATCAAATCTTGCGTTTATTTTCTCTATCTTTTCTTTGGATTCCGCGCTATCGGCACTTTTGCTTTCAAGAGTATCCCGAAGCTCTTTCACCAAAGAATTCATTTCATCCTGGTTAAAATCTGACATTTTAATTACCTCATAAATTCTTTAATATATTTTTAATTTCTAATAATGACGTTTTTATCTCGCCATTATTACCCTGGTCATTCACGGATTTACTCCGCTTAGGCACAAAACAACTTGCTAAAAATTCACAAGCCGCATTGCTAAATGAGCCTGACTTTCTCAGGGTTTCATTAAATTCTGCTTTAGTTTTGACATTCTCAACATCTGAAATATCAAACTTTTTTGTATTTTGTTCTTGTTCTTCGCTCTTAACTGATGTTATCTTAGCTTTTTTATTCATCCCTTTACCGACAATAGAAACTTCGTTTAATTGTAAGCTTTTTATAATTCGCACTTTTCCTTGAAAATCTACATCAGTAGCATAATACCCTATCGATAAATCAGTTAATGCGCCTTGCTTCATAAGCTCATAAACTTCCTTCCCTTTTTGTGTGTTTAAATTAAGCTCGCCCTTTACGTTCCAGTTTTTACCTCTTTGCGCTATATTTTTGAACGATATAATGCCAAGCGGTAAATCCATTGTTTGATGATTATAGTAAAGCTGTACGTTCTGCTCATTATCTTTATAGTCTGCTAGCGTAGCATCAAAGGCTTCTGGCGCTATAATATCATTCCCGTAATCCTTTGCTTGTGAAGCCATTGCGCCAACAAAAACACCTTTTTCATCATCATTTACTTTAAGTTTTACTTCGCTTAATTCAAGCGAAAACGTTTTATATTCAATTTCACCAGATAACTCCTCTTTGATTGAATTATTATCATAATCAGGCAAATCTTTTTCCTCTATTACTCCATCAAATTCAAAAGCATTATAATTAAATGATTTTTCTGGCTTTATACCAGGCTCAAAAGATATAGGTTTTTTATCATGGTCTTTTAGCCACGTTTTAGCCTGTGACTCTGTAAATTTATCCATGCTAAAACGATAAGCCTGTTCAGTTAGCGTTGTTTTACCTTTTAGCTTTCCAGAAATTAAATTAACGCCAGTTTTATCTCCGCCAATCTTAAGCGTAACAAAACTATCCTTAATAAAATCTCCAGGGTCTCTAATTCTTGCAGCGTGCCAACCAGTGTAAGGCATAGAATATTCTCCAAAAAATGTTAATTAGCTTTTTTTAACATATTAAAAATTTAAAAACCATACTATATACACGTATTGACTTGATATTTATTGACTTTATACCATGGTATGGTATAACGATAACGTCAAACAAATTAATGATGGATGTGGAGAAGCAAATGACTAAACAAACACAAATACCAATTAATCTAAAAAAAATAATACTAACAACATCAATAATAGGTTGTATAACCTTTAGTTCATTTTGTTATGCTTATGGAGATTGGGATAGCCTAACAAAAACACAATATAATAAATGGTGGAATAAACCTAATCGTCTTGTTTTGCCAAAAAATGCAATCTTATGTCAAAATCCAAAAACTTTAGCAAAATTGTATAATAAAATAGCACAAAATGGCGGGGTATTTAATAAAAACACCGTATATAATACAGAAGGATGTGAATTATCATATAATAATTTTCCTGCGCGAATTATAAAAAAATTCTATAATGGTAAAATCGTACAAATAGAATATGTCGCTTATATGAGCTTAAAATACAATTATTATGCATTATCTAAACAGTTGTTAACTATGGAACAAATAAAAAAAATATATTTTGTAAATATTGAAGATTTAAAATAATTTCGGATGGTTTAATAATGAATCATAAAGAAGATATAACAAATATTAATAGGCATAAAAATGAAACCATACGAAGACAAAAACTGTAAATGTCATTTGATTGAATATCAAATAAAAATTAAATATCCTAATGCAAACTGGAATGGCGATGAAGCATGCGGAGAATGGCGCATGCGCAGAGAAGAACTTAAGGATAATGATATTGAATTTGATGAAAATGATGAGGGTAGATATGGATGCACATGTCCAACCTGTGGACGCGTAGTTTGCGGATGGTGTATTTGATGTTTAGTCACCTAATCATAGGGACGCTGCTGCATCGGCAATTAACTATATTTCCAACAGTAGCACCATTTGTGGTATCTCTCGGGTACATTAACTTTTCCCCGCCAACAGTATATAACGCATCAAAATCAACAATTTGCCCGTCTGCCTCCATATGCGCTGGTCTTGTTTTATCGTCCAGTACAGCCATCCACATTTTTTGTTTTTTTCTATCTGCAATATTAACGCCATTAATTGTGGCATTATGAAAATCAAGGTAATTAAATTCAGCCTGCTTTGCGTGTTCCGCTGGTGCTTGAGTTTCGGTTATCGCTATACCTGGCGCACGGCTAGTATTGGTCCGCAATAAATCAAATCTTGCTTTTTTAGCAATTTGCGCTCTATTTAATACTATTCCTGTAGCAGCAGCACCTTCAATAACTTTTTTTATAGAACTATGTGCATTTTTTTGCGTAGTATCTGTTATTATTTTAGAGCTATCATTAGCCGTAAACTCATGATGTAACTGATTTTTTTGACCAATAGAATTTAAAATTGTGTCATGATTATTTGGCTTTCCAATCTCTTTAACAATTCTTTGTGAAAAAACATCAGCAACTTTATCATAATGGGTCTGCAATAATGATTTCATTTTTCCTTGAAACAGATCAGTGTCCGGCAAAATCCCTAAAGCTGAATAACGCTCCTCAAAGTCTTCTCCATACCGTTTAAAGAAAACCAAAAGCGAAGGAACCAACAATCGTTCCATTCTAAGTTTTAGATTATATTCTTTTTGAGCATATTGCTTACGTTTTGCCTCATTTGTGTTTAGCATTAGCCGTTATCTTCAATGTCTGTAGCGTACGGAATTAATGTAGCCGGCTGATAGAGTTCATCTGCACCCTCTTTAAACGGCGGCATTTGGATATCTGCCCTAATTTCATTGGCTGTTATTACATTTAAATCAGCTTTAGCCTTCAAGTTAGCCAGCCTGCGCGGCTCTAATGCAGATATTTTATTATCATCGTACCAAAGTGATAAATAATCAGAGTTTGGATAACGAGGCATTAAAAAGTTAGTTAGCTCACTAAAAATACGCTTAACCAACGGCAAAACAGCATTATCATAAAACAGTAATGCGCTAGCTTCCAAGTTCGCCAGGGTCATAGTTCCTTCGTTAATTAAAGGCAATGGAATTTTAAGGTTTTTATAAATTTGCATAGTAACCTTATCTTTCAATGTAGAAAAATCCATATCGCGATTATTCTGGCTTATAGCATTAAATTTCAATCCATTTTCAGCAAGCATTGAACGTCCTGCATTTCCAGTTCCTGAATATAATGATTGTATTTGTTCGCGAAGCCTGTCATAAGCTTCTTGGCTTAACATCGTACCATTATCAATCGAGAATACCCCACTTAATGTTGCTCCTTTTTCTAGCACTGAAATATTATGTGTACTTGCCGCTAAATATTGCTCTACCTCATCCCAGATTGGATTTAATTGCGACATACCCCAGATTTTATAATTATTAATTCCAGCACTAAAACCTCTAATCTGATATAATTCAGAAGTTTTTTGCTGATTATAAAAACGAAATTTTAACTTATTCATTTCACGTATATATTGCATATTTAGATATACACTGCTAGCCTCCCAGATGCCGACATAACCGTCTGATGTGATTGATGGCTTGATATATGATGGTGGTATAGTATTTAAAGCAACTGGTTTACCGTTTATATTTCCATCCGCCGTTATGAAAGAATTTGCAGTTAGCAAATAAAACGTTGCGACATCGGTTATAAAATCCTCATATGTTGATAGCGCATTTGGATTTTTAAGCAAATCAAGCAATGGATGGCTGGTTAAAAAAACATTATTTCTTGTATCGTAAATTTCAGGCTCAATCGCAGCTACTTCAATTACAATTCTTTGGACCGCATCGGCAAGCGGCGCGCACGATAGATAATATTTTATTGCCTGGTCTGCAGCAAGGTCATAACCTCTATTTCTATTAAAAACATCCATCATTCCAGGAATTAAAGAAGTATGATTTCCACTTGGAGCTGATTTCTTTTCTTTTTTACCAAAAAGCTTAAATTTCATGGGTTTAACTATAACATAAAATGTTTTATTGCAATATACTAGACTGCCTAACAGGATATCACTGTCATTCTAGGTTCTCTAACGCCATCACGTATATGATTTAAAAATTGAGTTGTTGAGTCTACCTGGTCATCATTAGCGCCATTCGGAAATAATAACAATTCCTCTATGTACGCATTTCTCCATGATGCCTGTTCAGGAAATAACACATTACAAGCTTGAAACTCTGGTCTAACAGCATCTGCCCTAGCTTCTTTCGAGCCTTTTGGTTTTATAGCTAAAATTGGATATTTGCTAGTACTTTTTATCTCTTGTAATAACGGCGTTCCACTTGATTTATCTTCTATCAATCTTTGATGTGGTTTCCAAGCATCTCCCATTTCTTTATATTTAATCTTTAAATCAGGATATTCTAATTTCCCGCGCCATAAATCTAAAAGGTACTTTTTATTGCCCAAAATGCCCCAAACGGTCAAACATGTATAATCATTCGTTTTTCCGGTTTTTTCAGCAATATCTATTGAGTCTATAATCATATCAAAACGAGACGGTAATTCAGATTGCTTATAATTATGGAAATCGCTAAGTTTAAATATTGCGCCTTCGACTGGTGATGGTCGCTGCTGATATTGAGCAGAATATAAATTGCCGAGCAACATTTTTTGTTTAGCTATCTCGCCTGGTGCGATAGATTTCATTAAAAATTCGCCTTGCTCTGTTCTTGGGTCTTGTCCAAGCGAAGTAATACATCGTAGTTCCGGCTCAAACTCCATCGGTAAGCAAATATGCAATAAATCTTCCTTTTTGAAGGTTTTTAAAAGATACCCAGATAGGTCATTTTCAGATATTCTTTGCTGAATAATTGCGGTTTTTGTACGCTCTAAAAGATTAACGCGCGTAGAAAATGTATTACCGTACCAGTCATTAGTTTCCTGTAGGCGTTTTGGATTATATGACTCCCCAGCATCGTTCGGGTCATCTATTATACGATATCCGCGCTTTCCAGTTACGTTGCTTAAAACGGAAAAGATATTTCTGTATCCTTGCTTATCGTTCTCATATCCGCGCTTGCGATTCTCATCGTCCTTAAACATCCATGTTTTATCTTTACTGCGCGCTGGATTAATTGCCCATTGCCGTTGATACCAATCAGTTGATAGTAAGTCACGCGCGCGCCTGCTATCCCTGATAGCCAATTCTTCTGTTTTTGAACCAGTTAGCCATCTAGTTTCAGGATTACTTATCCACATCCAGGTAGGTAAAAAAACAGATGTTATAAGAGATTTAAGCATTCCAGGCGGTATATTGATAACAATCAAATCCTGTGGAATTTGATTTAGGAAAAATGCTTGCAAATGGTCTGCAATAAACTTTATGTGCCAGTTATCAATAAATTTGGCTGGGTCTACATATGACCAAGATTGCAAAATGTAATCATATAATGATTTTTCAGCAAGTTTTCTGTTTATGTATTGCTTGCGTGCTTCATTTAGTTGTGACATATGCTATAGTATATTACAATATACTTGATAACAGGTAAATCCTGGTAGTTAATTATAATGCTCCCTTCCGAAGGTTGGATATGAGTTATAATATACTAGCTGCCAGGGGCTGTTTTATAGTTCATTATTTCTTATCCAAAATTTCCTTCATCTGCCTAAGCTTTTCAGCATCCGCCTCATCATAAATTTTTTCCTCTTCTGGCGGAAGCATCAATCCCAACGAGCCGCTAAACTCAATATGAGATTTTTCATTCCACCCCCGCTTTTTGCCTTTAGATTTTAAAAAGAAAATCATTGCGGCGGTATCTTGCTCATCCCTTATTTTGCGATAAAAATTAGTTTCTACAAAATCTATGACAACATCATTTATTGACTCTACGCGCTGTTTAAATTCTGGGTCATTATTATACCATTTATAAAATGCAGAGCGTGAAATTCTTGTCGCGTTACATGCGTTTGTTACTATCCCCAAGTTTTTTTCAAGTGCTTGAATTAACTCTTCTTTTTTTGCGTTCTTTTTGTTTTCTTCCATTTTAGGCATCGTAATTTTTAACCTATTTATTTACCCAAAATCTTCAATTGATGCATCCTTTCCATAAAATATTTTAACCGCCTGTCAGGCAACTGCACTTTCCCGAGTTCCCACTCTGAAACCTGATGCTGTAGGCATCCAACGGCAACCGCAAAAGCATCTTGTGTTAGATTGTTTGCTAAGCGTAACTTTTTTAGTTCTTCCTGGTTCATTATTT